CTGTGCTATCAGAACTAGGATAAAACCACCATATTTCTGAACTAGCAGAATTATTAAATCCATAAACCTTGCTTTTTTGACTAACATTATAATCACTAAAAACATAATCACTTACATCACTAGCTAATGGTTTTACAATGCCGTCAAAGACAAAGAACTGTCCGTCTGAAAACCAAGCGGCAAAAGTATCGGTTGCAACAACACTATTTGTTGAAACGACACCACAATTAGAGCCAACTCTTTCAAAAGAATACACAAATGGTAAACCTACATAAGTGGCTGAATACGCATCAACAGTTGATAGTATTAATATTTGACCTTTAACTCTTACTGCTGTTTGTAGCTTTCCATTACCATTAACATTAAAGCTACCAGATTGATTTGTGGCTGAAGGAGTCCAATCAGTATTATCTTCTAAATCTGACCATTGAACTTTTTTAGGATCTCCACCAGCACCAAGAACCATTAATGCTCTTTCTTCAGTTACTATTAAGGATTGTATGCTAGTAGGACAGTTAGAAATTAATTGAGCCGGTGTTGCTGAATTTAATTGCCATTCATACGCTTTTCCGTCTGTTGTGCTACAGCCAACTATATATTGTCCCCAATTATCTAAAGACCAAGTTGTGCAAGGTTGAAACAAACCACTATCAGGTCTTTGTGTTCCATAATTAGATGAGCCAAAAGTATAATTACCATATCCTACGCTTTGTGTAGCATCATCTGTTCCTGTAGTAAAACCAGCTGGAGTTATGTCGTATTGTGTTCCGTCAATAGTGTAAGCATAAAGTTTATTAGAAGTTCCTACAGCTAATCTTCTGTTACCAGCGTTATCAATCCAGGATAACATTCGTCTAGCTTTTCCTGTTGTTGTAGCTGTTCCAAATTGACTCCAACCTTTAATTGGTTGCATAGCATTATTATTCCAACGAACTAAATTACAATCATGCCAACGACCTTTTGATTGTAGTTCAGTTCCGTTCTTATAAACTCCACTTGGTATATCTAATTCAACATAAGGCATTATTCTTCATCTCTGTTAAGTGAGTAACTAATTATAAAAAAAGGATTACTGTCATCTCTACTGCTGTCGATTATTCCAAATGAAAAACCAGATTGAAAATCAATAGACAGTCCATAATCTGTTTCATCATCATCAATATTATAATCATAAAAACCAAGATGAAGGCCAATACCAATCGCATCATTTACTGCAAAACCAGTATCGATTGTGTAATAAACTTCATCTCCAAATTCCATATCCCAATCAGCATCAGCTAATATATTTGCGCCAAGTGTAAAAGCACCAATATCAGCAGAAACATTTATCTCACTAGAATCATATCCTTCATCTGTGTTATTAGGAAAGGCATAATAAATATAACCAACACTTACAGGGCCAAAGCTATATCCAGCATAAACATCTAGTTCGTAAGTAGTGTTGTCATCAAAATCTACATTTGACACCCAAGCACCAGCCCAAAACCCTGATTCACTAGAAACATCTAAACCACCTTGAACAGCAGCACCTTTACCTTGCGACATTCCACGCCAAATATATTCACTTGTTATTGATGCGTTCCATTCTACATCTGCTGTTGCGACTCCTGACATTAAAAAACTTAATATAATTGGTAGTATAAATTTTTTCATCTTCATCTCTCAATCAAATATAATATTTCAGATATTTTCATAGCTGTTGCTTTAGTTGTTTTTAAGTCTGGTGCTGTATCGTCTTGATAGGTAACTAACAAAACCCCCCAGGCGTCCTCAGACGACATAATAGGACACGCTGTATTGACTACATCTCTATCTAAAGAGGTGCATTGACTTAAAACAAAATGACCAATCACATATTCATCACCTTCCATAAAATATCCTGTTGGCAATAAATCTTCGCTGTTTCTAGGTTCGTTATACAAAGGCACTATATTTCTTGCATCTATCCAATCATATAACCATACTGATTCAATATCTCTATTTGACCTTAGAAGTTTAGTAATTAAATCTTCTACTTTAACTTTTTTCTCAGGATCTTTTTCATACACCTCTACTATTGGGATCTCATTATCTTCTTCAACACCAAGATTTAGATATTGTTGAAAACCTATATATCCAATTACAGCTACAATTATAAGACTTGTAATCTTCATAACAAAAGCTGACCAAGATTGTTCTGGTGATATTATTCCTTTTATTGCATCAATAATTTTATCCATTATATTACTTTCTCATTTTCTCTATTGCTCTACTTGAGAACCAAAAACATACAACTGAACTTAAAATACCAACATCTGTTTCTGAATATATCTCTGGTAAAAACTCATGTAAATCACCACCATTTTGATACACTTGCACAACAGCTAAAGTTTTTGCAGTTAAATATAATCCTAATATTGCAAAAGTAACTGTAGGTCTTACAAGACCACTTAAATTAACTATCCATTTACTAGCATTGTTTTGAATTGTTTGACTATGTTGATATACACCTGATATTTCGGCTTCATCTGCTTTTGCTTTAGCTACAGTTATTTTATGTTTAGCGGCCATTTCCATTACAGCTAACTCATGTTTTTGCGAACTTTTTTGTTTAAAATGATCTAGCACGGCTGGTAAACCTGAACTAGCGAATCCTAATAAAGAGCCAATTAAACCGAACATGATTCTAAACACCTCTCAAAACTTTGTTTCATTATAGACTTATCGTAAAAATGTGCTTCAGATAATTTATGTGTTTTTGTTTTTATTTCATCAACTAACTTAAATATTACTGTTTCATGGTCTGAACCAAATAAAGCAATTATATCTGTATCTTCTTTTGTGTATTTTCTTTTTTCACCACCAATGTTGGTAGAAAAATTATATCTAGGTTTACCACCTTTTTTTCTATTATAATCTTTTGAAAGGGCAGATTTAACTTGAATACGAATTGGTCTTTTTTTGTAATTAACAATTACATCATAACCTTGCGTATCAACAAAAGTTGTTTGATAACCAAATTTTTCAAGAATGTAACACACAAACAATTCTCCTATTCTTCCTTTTTGTCTATTGTTATTCCCCAAGCATTTTTCCAAACATTGTAGCGGCAGCGGCCGATATACCACTTGCTGTTAAAAATATACCAATGACAATACCTTTACCTGACTTCATTTGCCCTTCAAGAGAATCAAGTCTTGAGTTTAATCTTGTAACTTGTTTTTCAAGACTTTCGACTGCTTCTATTAATTTGCCTTGTTCAAGTTCAGATAGACCACTCATAACAATTACTCGTCATGGTCGCAGTCATAATGAACATTGTTAAAGTTTAAAGCTAAAATCTTTAATACTTTTTTAGCGTCATCTGGTAAAAGACTTGTAGGAACAAAGCTACATACTAAAGATGATATTGTTACCACACTTGTTAAAATTAATAATAGTATAGACATTTAAACTCCTATTCGTCTGGTTGTTCTGGAAAATCAATATAGGGAAATCCTGATTGCTCTGGGAAATCTCTTAATGATTGTCTGTATGATTCCATTTCTTCAGATAAAGTTCTATCAGTAAGAGCGTAATGGTCTGTATTTTTTAACAGTTCATCTCGTTCTCTCCTTTTACTTGCTTCATCTGAAAATTTTTCATCATCTGTCTTACTTTTTACAGACCAACCTAAACTCCAATTTCCGTCTGCATAAGAAGGAGTATCATCTAATACTGCTTTCTTATCAGAAGAAACCTCTGGAGAAGTTTCCACTAAAACAGGATAAACTTTATATGATTGTAAAGTCGATTCTGATATTTCGCTTGGGAAACTTGTATCTGGATTATCTGATTTAAGTTTTGAAATAGAGTAAGGGTATTCGTCAATAACACCTCTACTTTTTTCTTTAACATGACTCATTTTTTTTCTCCTTTGTTTTAAATTAATTAACTAACATTTGAACCAGAATGGTAATTGGCAAACTCATCACCCATATTACATCTCCAATATTGACTGTAATCACTAGGGGGTTTGTTGCAAACACTAGCATCAAATGTAAAATCAATAGTAGAACCTACTTGGCTACCATTATTGAATATTCTTAATTTCATTGACCTATTATTAGTTGTGTAATCGTTATATATAATAGCAACATAGCCGTCATCATTTATTCTTCTCATTGAAAAATTTGGGCCGTAAGTAGATGCGTTGCC